CAGAAAAATGCAAGATTAATGACAATATTCGATTGGCTAAATCAAATAAGTTATGATAAAAGACCATGGTCTTCATTTGATAGTGAGGATCGTGAATCTTTTAATTCATATATGATCAATCGATTTATATCAATGAAAAAGGATTATATTGATTTTGTTAATACAATTCAAAAATATCCTATTGATAAAGAATCTCTTTATAATTTTTATTGTAAAATAGTACCAAAAAGAAAAACATTTTTTAGATATATTAAACCTAAAAAAAATAAATTTAATTCTGAATTAATTACTATTTTATCTAAACATTTTAAAGTTAGTAAAAGAGAAATAAAAGATAGTTATCATCTGATAGGAAAAGATTATTCACAAAATATTCTTCAAAACATAGGTATAGATGATAAACAAATTAAAAAATTATTAAAATGAAACAAGAACTTTACGAAATGCTAAAAGCAGAAGCTATAGCAGATAAAAATAAAGCTTTACTTAGCTTAAATCTACTTACTAATCACCCAGCTGGGATAGGAGACCATTCTACAAAAGATTATTGGGAAAATGCAACTGAAGCACTTAAGTTATTGGCTTCGGCTGAGGAAAGATTAGAAATATTAGAAAAATATTTTGATACAAAGGAAGTATTATAATGCAAATATCATACAATGATTTTATTGGTGTTTATGAAAATGTTTTTCCAAAAAAATATTGTGATCATATAATCCAAATTTTTAAGAATAATTACGATAAGACACTTGAAAGACCTTGGCAAAAAGCCGCTAATTCATTTCAGGATACTAATATAGGGCTTTTACCATTTTTAGATCAAAAAGCTAAGGATGTTTTTTATGATCGCATGGATTATATGGTTACCCATTATATGAATAGGTATAGACAACTAATTAATGAAATTCGTGGTGGTTATGAAATTTCAGATTTTAAAGTCCAACAAACAAAACCTTCGGAAGGATACCATGTATGGCATTCTGAATTTGATCCTACTCCTAAATATAGTAAGAGGTGGGGAGTATGGACTCTATATTTAAATGATATAGAAGAGGGAGGTGAAACTGAATTTTTGTACCAAGGTATCAGAGTAAAACCTAAAACGGGAACAGTGTGTTTATTTCCTTCTTATTATACCCATAGTCATAGGGGTAATCCTCCATTAAAAAATACAAAATATATTGCTACAGGATGGTTATTATATGGTGAAGAATTTATAAAAGCTATTTCTGAAGCAAATGAAAGAGATGAAAAAGTACCAAAAAAATTACCAAATATAAATTAATAAAATATGTCAGCTAAAGAAGTTTTAAAAAAAGAATATCCATTAATTTACGAAACTTATGTAGAAGTAATGGATGAACAATTTGAATTATTTGCCAAAAAACATCTTGATTATGGAATGGGCAATGTATCAGCAGGTACACAATTAGTAAACGAAGAAGAAAAGGAGTTTGCCATGACTGGATTATGGTATAGATTATCTGATAAAATTAATAGATGGAAAAATATAATATTAACAGGTAGAAAAACACAAAATGAAACCCTTATTGATACATTTCAGGATATAACCAACTATGGTATTATATGCCAAATGGTTTCTAGGGATAAATGGAAATAAATTACGCTACAGATAAAATTGTATCATTTTCTCAATATTCTACTTATAAATCTTGTCCTCATAAATGGTATTTAGAATATGTAAAAGGTTACAGAGATGTAAAACCTAATATGTATTTTGTATTTGGTACAGCTATACATGAGGCTTTACAACATTATCTGCAAACCATGTTTGATACATCAGCCAAAAAAGCTGATGATTTTAATTTAAATTTATTCTTCAAAGAAAAAATGATTGAAGAATATTCTAAATATAAGAAAAAACATGGTCATTTTGCCACACCAGAATTATTAAATGAATTTTATTCGGATGGTGTAGGAATATTAGATTGGTTTAAAAAACATAAACGTGGTAGAAGAAATTATTTTTCACCTCGTAAACATGAATTAAAAGGTATTGAAGTACCTTTAATAACTAATCCAATAAAAGAAAGACCAAATATTAAGTATATGGGTTATATAGATTTAGTAATCTATAATAAAAACTTAGACGAGTATACTATATTTGATATTAAAACATCTACTAAAGGATGGAGTAAATGGGAAAAGGGAGACAGAACAAAACACAATCAACTTTATCTTTATAAACAATATTATTCTGAACTATTTAAAATACCATTAAATAAAATAAATGTAGAATTCTATATTGTTAAACGTAAAGTATTAGATTTTGATGATGAAAATTTAAAATCTCCTCATCAAGCATATCGTGTCCAAAACTTCAAACCAGTTGATAATAAAAAACGTTTAAAAGATGCTAAAGAAGATTTTGTCTCTTTTATAAAAGAATGTTATACTGATACTGGTAATCCTATAGATAAAGAATTTGAAAAGAAAATTGATAAACCTTGTGATTGGTGTGATTTTGGAAAAAATAAAGATTTATGCGGAGCTGCACTAACTCCTGATGAAAAATTTTTTAGTTTTTAAGAATCCATATATTTATATATATAAAAATAGATTATGATAAAAAAAGAGTTACAATTAACAAGTGTTAAAGTTCACAGACACTTATTCGAAGAGTTTAAAATAGAGTGTGTTAAAACAAAATTTTCTTTCCAAAAGCTTGCAGACCGAGCTATTTGTTTGTATCTTACAGATGAAGATTTTAGAAAAGAAATTCATAATAAAACAAACCTAACACTAGACAATTAAAATTTTATGAGAGAGGGTTATTTACCAAAAGATCAAAGGAAAAAAATCCTGTTCCTTTGTGATGATATTCGTATGCATTCAGGTGTTGCTACAATGGCAAGAGAAATTGTAATAGGAACCTGCCACAGATATAACTGGGTTAACATAGGAGCCGCAATTAATCATCCTGAAGTAGGAAAAAAATTAGATTTAAGCCAAGATACTGGTAATAGAGCCGGTGTTGAAGATGCTTCAGTATTTTTATATCCACAAAATGGATATGGTGATACTGCTATTTTAAGAAGATTTTTAGATTTAGAAAAACCCGATGCTTTATTTATTTTTACTGATCCAAGATATTGGGAATGGTTATTTCAAATCGAAAATGAAATTAGAGCAAAATGTCCTTTGGCCTATCTAAATATATGGGATGACTTACCAGCCCCTCTATATAATGAATCTTATTATGATTCATGTGATATGTTATTAGGTATTTCAAAACAAACTGAAAATATTAATAGGTTAGTTTTAGGAGATAAAGCAAAGGATAAAATTATATCTTATGTACCTCATGGTATAAATGAAGAGCAATTTTTTCCAATTGATAAAAATCATGAACAATGGGATAATCTTCAAAAAGCTAAAAAACAATTATTTGGAGATAAAGAATATAAACATGTATTTTTCTTTAATTCAAGAAATATTAGAAGAAAAATGCCTTCTGATTTACTAGCCGCTTATAGACTATTTAAAGATGAATTACCTGAAGAAGAAAAAGATGATGTATGTTTGGTATTACATACTGCTCCCGTAGATGGTAACGGTACTGATTTATATGCCGTTAGAGATTTACTATTAGGCCATGATGATAGTGTTAAATTCTCTACATCCAAATTAGCTACAGAAGGCATGAATTATCTTTATAATTTAGCAGATGTAACAGTTTTACCTTCTTCAAATGAAGGTTGGGGATTATCATTAACTGAATCAATGATGGCAGGAACTATGATAATTGCTAATGTTACAGGTGGAATGCAAGACCAAATGAGGTTTGAAGATGAAAATGGAGATTGGATTAAATTTGATGAAAATTTCCCTTCTAACCATTTTGGAACTTATAAAAAATGTGGTAAATGGGCTTTACCCGTATTTCCTTCTAATACAGCA